CCAACCGTGTGGAACGATACAATCAATATGAACAGATGGACATGGACAGTGAAGTAAATGCTGCTTTGGACATTCTCAGCGAATTTAGCACTCAAGCCAATGACGAAAACGGCACAGCATTCTCTCTTGATTTCAAAGAACAGCCCACAGAAAATGAAGTAAAGATAATCAAGGAACAACTGCAACAGTGGATCAGTTTGAATCAGATGAATCGCAGAATATTCAAAATATTCCGCAGCATAATAAAATACGGCGATCAAGTGTTTGTGCGCGACCCAGAAACTTTCAAACTGTACTGGGTAGAAATGAGCAAGGTTGTTAAGATTATTGTAAACGAAGCCAAAGGCAAAGAACCAGAACAGTACATTGTCAAGGACATTAATCCCAATCTAATGAATCTCACAGTGACAGCAGTGGCTGCCACAGACACCTATCTAAATCATCCGCAAACAGGCGGGCCCAGCGGCAGTTACATTCAGCCTCAGGCACCCTACACCGGCGGCAGTAGATTTACTCAAGCACAAAATGAGTGCGCAATAAACGCAGAACATGTGTTGCACATGAGTCTAACAGAAGGGCTAGATGTTTATTGGCCGTTTGGTAACTCAGTGTTGGAAAATGTATTCAAAGTATTCAAACAAAAAGAATTACTAGAAGATGCAATCATTATCTATCGTGTGCAGCGAGCACCGGAGCGTAGAGTTTTCAAAATTGATGTAGGTAACATGCCTGCCCACATGGCCATGGCATTTGTGGAGCGCATCAAGAACGAAGTGCATCAGCGTCGTATTCCCACACAAACTGGCGGTGGCACCAACATGATGGATGCCACTTACAATCCGCTGAGTCAAAACGAAGATTACTTTTTTCCTACCACTGCAGACGGTCGTGGATCCACGGTGGAAACACTGGCAGGAGCCAGTAACTTGGGTGAGATCACTGATCTACACTTTTTCACCAACAAGCTGTTTCGAGGACTGCGTATTCCAAGCAGTTATCTGCCCACAGGACTGGACGATGGAGCATCAGGCAGTTTTACAGATGGTAAAGTAGGCACAGCACTGATCCAGGAATGGCGTTTTAATCAGTACTGTTTGCGATTACAAAGTACCATTGCTGAATATCTAGACAAAGAGTTCAAGCTGTACATGAGATGGCGTGGTATTAATGTAGATGGTCAACTGTTTGAACTCAAATTCAATGAGCCACAAAACTTTGCACAGTACAGGCAAGCTGATGTGGACATGGCCAAAATCAACACATTCACTCAGCTGGAACAGTATCCGTACTTTTCCAAGCGTTTTCTCATGCAGCGTTATCTAGGCTTAACTGAGCAGGAAATGACTGAAAACGAGACCATGTGGGCTGAAGAACAAGGTGATGTTGAGACAGCTCCTGCTGATCCTGCAGGTCTGCGCAGTGTAGGCGTTACACCTGGTGGTATTCAGGGTGATTTAGAAGCAGCTGAACCTCCTGCTGAAGGAGAAGAAGGCGCAATGGCTCCTGATGCATCGGGACTGGGTAGCCCTGTACCGGGAGGCGGTGTATCGCAAGCACCAGCTGCATCTATACCAACTCCGGTATAAACAACCAGGTCTGGGTAAATATACACATGCTAATATACGAGTTTTTTGACAAAGCCATACCCGGGCGCGAGAATCCTGCAGAAGATCATTCAGTACTCAAATTGGATGATTCGCGCAAAACACGACTTACTCTAGCACAGATAAATCGTTTGCGCATGATGAATGATGTGAAAAAACTAGAACATGAGCAACAACTCAAACGGGTAAGCAAGCAATATAAACCCCCGGTAGAAGCAGGTGCTGGCGGAGCAGGTGCTGGTGCAAGCCTATAGAATGCTGCTAAATTTCTCAAAATACTTCAAAATTCCGGCCAAAGTAGTTAAATCTTAGCCGTTATCTTAAATATCATAACAAGCCATATTACTAAAGGAGTGGTTCTCATGAACAAATATGAACAGCTTATAGAACACATCATCAATGATGACGAAGCTAAAGCTCGCGCCCTTTTCCACAGCATCGTGGTAGAGCGCAGCCGTGAAATCTATGAATCATTGATGGATACCGAAGAAGGACTAAACCAAGACGCAGTTGGCAACTTGGTTGACGAAATCCAAGCAGACGAAACCGGCATGCACGAAGCCGACGAAGAAATGCCTGGTGATGACATGAGTGGCGATCCAGCTGGCATGGACGACATGGGTGGCATGGACGACATGGGTGGCATGGACGACATGGACAGCATGGACGGTGCAGTTGGCGACAGCGATGCTCCAGCCACCAAAGGCGACATCATGGATCTGGAAAGTGCCATTGATGAACTCAAAGCAGAATTTGATCGTTTGATGTCTGATGAAGGCAGCGACGACATGGGCGACGAGGATGATTTTGGCAGCAGTGACGACGAAGCCGACGACGAAGAAGGTGAAGAAGCCGACGACGAAGAAGGCGAAGAAGACGATGCTGGTAAAAATCCGTTTGCTGAAAGCAAAGAAGAAGAAGACGACGAAGATGACAAAAAATCTGATCGTGCAAAAAGCGATGCTGAGCGTATTCGCGAATATGTAGACAAAGTTGGCGTGGACTGGGACAAAGGTGCATACAAGGGCCCCAAGGGCGAAAATGTAGGCACTGGCGACAAAAGTGAGCGTCAAGGTGAAAAGAACACCAAAAGCCCCCTAGCTGGCAAAAACGACATGGGCGGCACAGCAAAAAACATGGTGCAAGGCGGCAGCGAAACTGATCCAAGTGGTCAAAGACCAAATGGCAAAGCCGGCGGCTTTCTAAAGTCACCGCAGGAAATTGATGTTGCCAAGCGCAATGTTAACAAACCAGGCGGTAACAAAGGTGCACAAAATTACTATGACACCAAGGCAAGTGCAAAATCTGGCGAACAGAGTGTAAATTCTAACAGTCCGCTGAATGGTGCACCAGGTCGTGCCAAGTAATATAGAGAAATAATATGGCTTTGTATCTTAAAGAAAATCTTACTTTTGACGCAGCTAAACTGGAGCTCCTTGCTGAGGATGCTCCGGATGGTAAAAGTAAGAATCTTTATCTCAAAGGTATATGCATTGAAGGCGGAATAAAAAACGAAAACAAGCGCATATACCCTGTTCATGAGATTGAGAAAGCAGTTGGGCAAATCAACGAACAACTCAAGCAAGGTAAAAGCGTACTCGGCGAAGTTGATCATCCAGACGATCTAAAAATTAATTTGGATCGTGTGAGTCATATGATTACAGAAATGTACATGGATGGTCATGCTGGTATTGGTAAATTAAAGATTCTACCTACGCCAATGGGTGAGCTGGTGAAAGCCATGCTAACCAGTGGCGTAAAACTAGGAGTGAGCAGTCGTGGCAGCGGTAATGTCAACGAAGGCTCAGGTCATGTGAGCGATTTTGAAATCATCACAGTAGACATTGTAGCACAACCATCTGCACCTCATGCATATCCAAAAGCAATTTACGAAAGTCTAATGAACATGCGTCATGGACATCGTGCTTTGGACATGGCAGGTGACGCGGTACATGATCAAAAAGTTCAGAAATATCTGAAACAGGCAGTTGTGCGCCTAATCAACGATTTGAAACTATAGGAGATAGGTAATGTTTGATGCTATCAAACCACTGGTTGACTCCGGTATCATCAACGAAGACACCCGTCAAGCCATCTCAGAAGCTTGGGAAACCAAGCTGAATGAGGCACGAGAAACTATTCGTGCAGAGTTGCGTGAAGAATTTGCGCAACGCTATGAGCATGATAAGGGTTTAATGGTTGACGCCCTGGACAATATGGTTACCGAAGCTCTGTCTGAAGAAATTCGCGAATTTGCGGAAGAAAAACAAGCTATGGCAGAAGATCGTGTGAAGTTTCGTACTTCCATGATTGAAAATGTACAAAAGTTTGATCAGTTCATGGTTAGTAAATTAGCCGAAGAATTGAAAGAACTGCGTGTAGATCGCAAGCACTATCAAGAAAATATCCAAAAACTTGAAGGTTTTGTGATCAAGGCCCTAGCAGAAGAAATTCAAGAGTTTGAGCAAGACAAGAGAGCCGTGGTAGAAGCTCGCGTTCGTTTAGTGTCAGAAGCAAAGACCAAGTTGTCTGAGCTGAAATCACAATTTATTCAACGCAGCGCCAAATTGGTCAAGGAAGCTGTTGCTACCAATTTAGACACAGAAATTACACAATTGAAAGAAGACATCCAGATTGCTCGCGAGAACATGTTTGGTCGTCGTCTCTTTGAAGCCTTTGCTAGCGAGTTTGCTGTAACACATCTCAATGAGAATCGTGAGATTGTAAAACTTAAAAACGAAATGGCTGTCACTGAGCAAGCTCTAGCAGAAGCCAAGGTAGTAGCTGAGCAAGCGCAGATTCTTGCCGAAAGCAAGGATAGAGAAGTTAGGATTATCAAAGAATCATCAGAGCGCAAGGAAATTGTTGCTGGTCTGTTGAAAACTTTGAACAAAGAGAAGTCCGCTGTTATGAGCGAACTTCTTGAGAGTGTGCAAACTGCTAAGTTGCAGAATGCATTTGAAAAGTATCTTCCGGCTGTTCTAAACAACAACCCAGTCAAGCCTGCTGCCAAGGTAGCGTTGACTGAAAGTCGTTCAGAATTCACTGGAGATAAAGCTGCTAAGGTCAGCGCCTCTGATGAAGCCACTAACGTGATTGAAATCAAGCGTTTAGCAGGGCTAAAATAACCCTAAACAGGAGAAGGAAAAGAAATGACAACTGCACTATTAGAGAGCCGTTGGGGCGAAACAAAAGATGCCCTGTTAGAAGGCCTAAATGGTTCTAAAAGAACCACAATGGGTGTGATCCTAGAGAACACCCGCAAGTATCTGGCAGAAAATGCAACAGGTGGTGCTACTGCTTCCAGCAATGTAGCGACCCTGAACCGTGTGATTCTTCCAGTGATTCGCCGTGTTATGCCTACTGTTATTGCTAACGAAATCGTTGGTGTACAGCCCATGACCGGCCCAGTGGCACAGATTCATACTCTGCGTGTTCGTTACGCCGACACAGTTAGCGCAACAACCGCTACCGATGGCGCAACCAACGGTGATGAGGCACTGAGCCCATTCAAGATTGCAACTGCTTATTCTGGTAACAGTGCAACTTCCAAGGCTAGCAACACAGCTACCCTAGAAGGTGTACCAGGCAACAGAATCAACGTGCAAATCTTGAAACAAGTTGTTGAAGCCAAGACTCGTAAGCTCAGCGCACGTTGGACTTTTGAAGCTGCTCAAGATGCACAAGCCATGCACGGCCTGGATGTTGAAGCAGAAATCATGGCTGCTCTAGCACAGGAAATCACAGTTGAAATTGACCAAGAAATCCTGGCCAGCCTGCGTAGTTTGGCTGCTACTGAGTTTACATATGATCAGTCATCTGTAAGCGGTACAGCAACTTTCGTTGGTGACGAGCATGCTGCTCTTGCAGTGTTGATCAACCGTACAGCTAACTTGATTGCTCAGCGTACCCGTCGTGGTGCTGCTAACTGGGCAGTTGTGTCTGCTGAGGCACTGACAGTACTACAAAGTGCAACAACTTCAGCATTTGCTCGTACAACTGAAGGCACATTTGAAGCACCTACCAACACCAAGTTTGTTGGTACACTGAACGGCGCAATGCGTGTTTATGTAGACAGCTACGCAAACACTGGCACCGCAGTTCTGATTGGTTACAAGGGTTCTAGCGAGGCTGATGCAGCCGCGTTCTATTGCCCATATGTGCCACTGATGAGCTCTGGTGTTGTGCTGGATCCAGCCACATTTGAACCAGTCGTGGGCTTTATGACTCGCTATGGTTATGTGGAACTCACAAACACAGCAAGCTCATTGGGCAATGCTGGCGACTACCTAGGCAAGATTGGAATCACTTCCGGTACTTTGTCATTCCAGTAATCGTTTATTCCTCGGGATGGGAAGCATTAAAGGGCCGCAAGGCCCTTTTTTGTTGACCTTAACCTCGTCCTAGTATTTTTCTATTCTTAAATGCATACTGTACCCATTCAGGTACTGTGGTTCTTTGTAGTACCATTTCTATTTCGTAACAGCCAGCACTGGGGTGCATTTCACCTGCAGACAAAACTTTGGCTCTACGGCCATTTTCATGAATATAGCCCACACTGCTGCCTGCTAGAGTAATGTTGCCGTAAGGATCTTCAACCAGTTTTTCTACCCAGCCGTCGTGCCAGTCTTTGTCGTTGTCGCAAAAATGTCTAACACGATAGCCTAGATGTGGCAATGCTTGCCACACTTCTTCCAACAGGTTGTAAGGTGCATAGAATCTTTTGTGATCAGTGTTGTATCTGCTGGGCAAGTCAGGTTTCTTTTCATACAGCCAAACATGCGGAACTGCAATGATCATGTGCCCGCCAATCTTCAACACACGATACCATTCTCGCAAGGCAGTTTTCCAGTCGTTGATATGTTCATACACATGGCTGGCGTACACAGCGTCTTGGCTTTCGTCGGCAAACGGCAAGTGCAACCCGTCATATCCTGGGTAGCCTTTGTCAATACCGATCACGCCAGGAAATATTGTTTCAGCGCCAACTCCGCCGTCGAATCCAATTTCCAGCACATTGGGGCCTGTTATGTACTGACTCCAAAAGCCATTGCGAATTTTTTCTTGATAAGTTTTGCTGGTCTCTGGACCAACTCGTCGATTGTTAGATGATATTGTCATAATGCTGTTTCTAAAAAAATACCCGGACACAACTTGGTGCCCGGGTACGAACTAAACAGGATGCTGTCTGACTAGCACCAAGTGTTATTATATAGTGTCTATTGGATTAAAGCAAATTTTATGATAAATAATTTTGTTCAACTCATTTATGAGAGTTTTATGCGGCACCCACCGCGTAGGCCTAGAACGCTAACACACAAGGAGAAAACAAATGGGACGCCCTTTAGGTAAAAAGTTTTTTGGCGGTGACTACAACTATCGTCAAACAGGTGAAGCAGTTGGCGGCGAAGGAGTTGCCAGCGTAACAGTTGGTGGAACAAACAACTCGTCTGGTTATACCACAGGTGATGCAGTAACATTTGCAGCACCTGGTATTGCAGGCGGCCAAACAGCAACTGGTACTATTGTGGCCACTGCTGGCGCAATTGTTAGTATTACAGTTACCAATGCAGGTTCTGGTTATACATCAGCACCAGCAGTAACCGCAGCCACTGGCACAATTGGTACAACCACACTGACAGCAGTGCTTACCACTGGTGCTGCTGCTCGTCGTAACGCTATTGCTCCGCAAGTGCGTATCAGCAGCACAAACCGTACCAGCGGCAACGACATTGTGAAACAAAAAGGCAGCACTCGCTTTGTTTGCACAAGTCAGGATGGCACAGCACTTTGCAAGCTGGTAGCAGCTACACCAGGCGCAGCAGGCGAAATGGCTATTGTAGCTACAGACAGTCAAAGCAGCACCTACTGGGTTCGCAGAATTACCAAGAACAAGGTAGAATTAGTGCAAAACACAGATGGTGGCACAGGGTTTGATTTTGAAACCGGCGACACAGCTAAATGGACCATCACTGGTTCAGCGGCTGCTCCTGTTGCAGGCGGACACCCAGCAGCATCAACCACTGTTGGTGCAACCACAGCTGACATGGGCACTGTGGTACTAGCTAACGCTTGATAGCAGTTTTACTGTTTGGAAAGAGGGCTTTGGCCCTCTTTTCTTATGAGCATAAATAAAGCAAACGGCAGAATCATATGAGCATAGTTAAAAATGTAAGCGGACCATACACAATCAATACCATTGATAAAGACGACCCTATCATTTTGGATAGCAATGTTGTTATTATCAAAGGTAACCTAACGGTGATTGGTAACTCTGCTAGCATCACCAGTAATAATACCAGTATCACTGACAACATTATTACCCTGAATGCAGGTTATGTTGGTGTAACTCCACTGCCAATTCCAGCTGGTTTAGAAATAGTGCGCGGCGGAGACATCAGTAATCCTGATATGTACCTACGCTGGAATGAAGCCAGTACCAGCTGGCAGGTAACCAATAATGGAACAACTTTTTATAATATTGTAGCAACTACTACTGGTAATACTCGAGTAGTTGATGATTCTAGTCCACAATTGGGCGGCAACCTGTTTACCAATGGAAATTGGATAACTGATAGCACAGGTGCAATTAAAATAGATCCAGCCACCAATCTACAGATTGATGGCAATGTTGCGCTCAAAATGTTTACTTCAGTTCCGCCAGTGTTGCCAAATTATAACATTTTACACGCAGGCAATGTGGCAGCAGGTGGCACCGGGCTGTATGTTACATCAGCAGAACAAGATATCGTAGGCGAGGAATTGATTAGCAAACGCAAAGCCATCGTCTACTCAATTATATTTTAGGAACACAACATGGCAATACAAAGCACAGTAATCACATCAGGCGCACCGCAAAGCATGCTCACCGCTGCAGGGAACATTGCAGTGACCACAGTTTATCTATGCAACCGCAGCAGTACCACAGTGACCACAAACGTTTATATTGTTGCCAATGGTGTAACAAACTTTGATAATTTAATTTACAGTAACCTTGCTATAGCAAGTAATGACACCTATATCATGGAACAAGAACGATTGATTTTAAGTGTTGGCGATAGTATAAGAGCAAACACTGATTCTCTTTCGTTTGACTCACTGGTTGCCACAGTAACATTCACGAGCATCTAACATGGGTAGATTTCTAAAAAATACCAAAATTCAAACTGCAGGATACGGTGCAGTGATGCCAGTTGGTTCCACTGCATTGCGTCCTACAGCCCCTGTCAATGGTGATTTTAGATTCAATCAAGATACAAACAAAGTAGAGGTGTATTATCAAAGCGCCTGGAATAGTTTGTCAAAGATTGGTCAAGTTACCATAACCAAAGACACATTCACCGGTGACAGTAGTACCACCAACTTTAGTATGACAGAAAGTTATAGTGCTGGGCAAGAAAATAGAATTATTGCAGTGGTAGGCAATGTGTTTCAAAATCCTGGAGTTGCTTTTACTGTAAACGGTTTTGTAATAACCTTTACATCACCTCCGCCATTTGGCCAAACTATTATTGTGTTGCATGGATTCGCTAGCACAAATCCAGCCTAAGGAGTAGGGCATGGCCATAGGAAGAGTTGCAGGTCCAATGTTGTTGTCGGAATTAGACCGACAAGGCATAGATCTGAGCTTCACAACCAACAGTAACAAACTTATTGAACTAGATTTTACTAACTTTAGAATCTATGTCAAAGGTGGTACAATTGGTGATCATGTGTTCAGTATCAACGGTAACCTAGCCGCCGGCAATGTTGTGCTTGACTCCGGAGCTTTGATTACCACGCAACAACTCAATCAGCCATTAACACTCAGAGCCAATGGTGTTGCAAATGTTACTGTTATAAATGCAAATGTTATCAGTGGTCGAGTAGACAGCACAGTAATTGGCGGTCTTACTCCTAGTCTGGGAACTTTTACATATTTGAATGCAAATGTCCTAGGCACTTTTGCACTTGCTAATGTTAGTAATTTAACTGCCAATAGAATTCCATTCACTAACAGTTCTAATACCTATCTTGAAGACACTGATCTAAAATATTTTGCAGCTAACAATTCATTGATCGTAGCAAATCTTACCGTTACTGAATTACAAACGTTTACCACACTAGATGCTGCAAACATCATTCTTCGAAATTCAAATCCAACCAGCATTACATTTATTGCTGCAAACAACTGGATCAAGACCAGCACTATCTTTAATTATTTTGAATCTAATAATGTGGTACGGGCAGGCAACATTCAGTTGGATGGCCCAAATACTAATCAAGTTTTGTTTGTTGATGCAGCAGACAGTCGCAGAATCAAAGGCACAACTTTTTTAACATTTGATGGCACCAGTCTACGTGCCAATGGCGTAACAAGATTAGGCAATATCAATTTGTCGCAGAATTTAGTTACAACTGCTGTTACCAATCAAGACCTAACCATTAGTCCTGATGGCATAGGCATTGTTAGTTTTAACAACAAGCGTGTTACAGACCTGGCCGACCCGACCCAGCCTAGTGATGCAGCTACCAAAAACTATGTTGATGGCCTGATTGTTGTAAGCACTGCTAGCACAAGAAGCATTTTCCAATTGGACACCAAGGTCGAAGCGGCCGACAATGGATCAACTGCTGCCAACATTGTGTTTGTGGTTGATGGCTTTGAAAATGGCAGAATTGAAAACGGTTTTGTGACTTGGCAAGACATTGAAATTTTTGACAACTATGTTACTTCACAAGCGGGCCCACTAAATCTGCAACCTGGCTCAGGCGACAGGATTATACTAGATACCGTGACCAGTGTGAGATTACCTGCAGGTAACAGTGCTGAACGACCAGTGGCAGGTTTTGAACAGACAGGCGATTTTAGATTCAACACAGAATTTCAAACAGTTGAATGGTACAACGGAACAGACTGGAAAAATCCATTGATGGCCACAGTGACCAGCCAGGCAATTGTGCCGGACGGCACCAATGCTGTTTACACGCTGTCTCAAACCAGTACCACAGAAAGTGTACTAGTTAATTTCAACGGTGTGATTCAACGCCCCAGTACCACCTATGCCGTAGCAGGCAACTTGATTACTTTTACCACTGTTCCACTGGCGTCAGACATAATTGAAGTAAGATTCCTTAACGGAACCACAGCGCAGGCTACCAATCCAATTGTGGTTGACTCTTCGTACGCCAACATCAGCATATCAGCTACTACCATCGATTCTTGGTACATGAATGAGTATCGTGCAGTGAAATACACCTACACTGCAAAAAGCACTCTGGGCAACGCTTATGAAATGGGCGAGGTAAAACTGGTGCACGACGGCATAACTGCCTTTTTTACCAGCAGTTTTGTAAGCAAAAGCGGCAACAGTATGATAACTTTCAGCACCACAAACAGTCCAATTGGTACCATGAATGTGCGTGTGCAAGGACTGTATGCTGATACCAGAATCAAATATCACGCAATTTATCTCACAGATCCTGTAACCTAACAGGGCTCCAAGTTTGGCTAAATAGCTATAACCCATGCCTTAGGAGCATAAGATGGCCGTAACACGGATTAAAAATAACCAAATCACTGACGCTACGATTTTTGCGAATATTAAAATCGCTCCAGGCACTATCGTAGGCTCATTGTTCAACCCAGATGTAACAATCAATTCTAATATTGCTATTGTTGGAAATCTCACGGTTTCTGGCAATACAAATACCATTAATAGCACTAATACGCTGGTAAACGACCCATTGGTAATCTTTAACAATGGGTATATTGGTACACCTGCTTATGACATAGGTATTCTAGTAGATCGTAATCTACAACCTATCAGTCCAACAAACTATGGCGCACTAAACACAGCCTGGGTTTGGCGCGAAGCGGATGGTAGTTTTGAGGGTATTTTAACCACAGAAACTGGGACTACTCGTGGTTCTATAAATCGCAGTGCCTATGCCAATCTCATAATTGGCAACACCACTATCCGCAGTACCGGAACAGACTCCAGTGTGGTTGAAGCAGTTGACACAGCCACAGGCGCACTGCAAGTAAAAGGCGGTGCAAGTTTCACCCAAAACATTCAAATTGGCAGCACCGGCAGTTTCTTTGGCGCCAACACAGGTGCCGTGGCAGTTGCAGGTAATCTAGGCATAGTTACTATTTCGCAACAGACCAGTACCCGCCCTGGGTTGATGATAACAGACACCGTTAATAATGGTGCATTAACATTGACTACTGGTGCTTTTGGTGCAAGTTTACAAACCTACGGTGGCACCAACAATGACATTTATATTCAAGCAAACAATCAACCAAGTTTGATTGTGCAAGGTGCCAATGGTGCAGTGGTTGCTACCCGCGGTATCAACAGCACCAATGCCAATGTAGGCGCAATAATTGTAAGTGGCAGCGGAGGTATTGGCATTGGCGGGAACTTAAACACTGGAGCCAGTGCAGGATTTGAAAATCAGAATGTTGTTGTTCAAAGTAACCAACAGAATGATGTGTTGATTGGTAAAAATCAGCGCAAGCAAGGATCATCTGCAAATGTAACTGCACTTGGTGCCGCACAGGGTATTACCAGCATTGGAACAAACGCCACCTTGATTGGTATGGGTGCAGGATCAAATGAACCAGGCGCAAACTCAACTCTAATAGGCAAAGGTTCTGGAAACATTACCACAGGATCTGATAATCAGTTTTTTGGTTATAACACTGGCAGTTTGGTTACTACAGGCAGTAGAAATCTTATACTTGGTGCACATGACGGCAACACCATTGCTACTCTTAACAATCACAGTATCATCAGCGATGGCGAAGGCAATCCAAGAATCAATATTGACAACACAGGCAATGTCTGGGTAGTAAGCACCAACGACAGCGTCAGTACCACAACAGGTGCGCTAACCGTCAATGGTGGTGTAGGCATTCGTGGTAATTTGAATATTGGCGCCAACAGCATCAGCATTAACAGTTTGGTATGGGGTGGTAATGCAGATTCGGCTGGCGGAAAATTATACGCTGGCTATGCAGCATTTACAGAAGCCATCAGCGCCAACAGTGTGGTCATTGGTATCCGTGCTGGCAATCAAGGCACAGGTATTAGAACTACCATAGTAGGCGATAACGCTGGTCGTAGTGGCCCTAGCGACAATGCTACCTTGTTTGGACACTGGGCAGGCCGGGGACTGACTGGCGTTAACAGTACCATGATTGGGCAGGATGCTGGCCGCATGGTAACCACAGCAAACAACAGTCAATTCTTTGGCTGGGCAGCTGGTCGCGAAGTCACAACTGGTAACAACAATGTTATTCTTGGTGCAAATACTGGCAGCACAATTGCAACGCTGGATAACAGAATTATCATTGCTGATGGTCAAGGTATCA